AAGCATCGATCGAGGGCGTAGACCAACCAGAACCGCCTGGCTGGGGGCTTGGCTGGATTAGCAACGTAGGCGGCCCGTATCGTAACGATAAGACTGGCGTAGGTGTTGACATCTACATCATGGACACAGGCGTTAGAGATACCCACGTAGACTTAGGAGGCCGTGTCAGAACCCTTTACAGCTTTGACGGGCAACCGTACTCCTTGGCTGGCGAGCAGTCACCTACCCACGGTACTAGCGTTGCAGGCTGTGCCGCTGGCAGCGTACACGGAACAGCCAAGGGCGCTAACATCGTCAACGTGCGAATAGACTTTTACAACTCGACAATCCTAAAAGGGTTGGACATGATACTGCGCGATCATCTGGACAAGCCCGATAACGTGCAGTCCATCCTAAACTTCTCCGGCAGTTCAGTATCTGGCATCATCGGTGACGCCTTTGCTAGGCTCGCCGAATACGGCGTTGTGGCTGTCGCGGCAGGCGGTAACTACTCCGAGGCCGAGCCACGACAGCCCGCTAAACACTGGTACGTCACGGCAGTCGGCGCATGTAATGCACAGAACCAACCTGCGTGGTTTACCAACAAAGGCTGCGACGTGTTTGTGCCGGGTGATGGGATCAGCACTATCTCTGTTTTCTCCGACACTTCGACTAACACTATTAGCGGCACGAGCTTTTCGTCTCCGTACTACGCAGGGTTGCTGGCTTGCCTGATAGAGGGGAGCGACAAATTCAACACGTGGCAGCAAAGTACAAACTTTACGCACCGCATGATGACGCAAGTGATGGATAATAATGGTCGTATAGGCTACTTCGCTAATCAAGGCATGCCAACACGGACAGCCAGTAGCAGAGGGCTTGGGGGCGCTTACTATCGCAACCCGTCTTTGGAGTTTACGGATCGCGAAGTGGCAGACTTTTTAGAGGCAAACGCTTCAAACTTGCAAGGCATTGCAGACGCGGCAAAGGAGTTTAACGTCTCCGCTTCGCGCATGGCTCGCTGCGCCACGATAGCACAAGGCGTAGAAGTAACCGTGGCAGGGCTGAACGAGCACTTCTTAGCTAACGGAGTTGTACCATGGTGGCAGTGACACTTTAACACAAATAATAGCTTGACAGAAAGAACACACACAAACTACTATGTAGTTGTAGCAACCACTAACTAATGAACGAGGATGTAAACATGAGCTCACCACTAGTAATAAACGCAACACTGTTCTGGGCGCAATTGCAGAACAAGAACGACCTAAGCAACAAGTTTCAAGTAGATTTATGCGACCTGTCCCCGAAGGCTGTGGAGCAGATAACTCAGATGGGTATTGAGATTGTCAACAAAGGGGACGAGCGCGCTAACTACATCACCTGCAAGTCCCAGAACATGATGAAAGCCTACGACACCAACGGCGAAGAAGTCGGTGCCTTAGTAGGCAACGGCACTAAAGCCAAGGCCGTTATCGGCAGCTACGACTGGACGTTTAAGACCAAGAAAGGTCGAAGCCCTTCTTTGCAAAAGCTAGTCATCACAGACTTAGTGGTGTTCGACAATGACGGGGCTGGCGGTACAATAGACCTCGACGAAGCAGTTTAACTCTACAGCCCTGCCCTAATAAGGCGGGGCTTCTTTTTTGAGGAGCAACAATGATGCCACAGACGTTATGTAAATTATCAGGTAAACGGTGCTGCTGCCCTGCTTGCGGAGAATACTTCTCAAGCTCAAACAGCTTCGACAAGCACAGAAAAGGCTTAGGGCTAGATAGGTACTGCCTCCCTCCGCAAGAGGCTGGAATGTCAATATCTAAAGGTACAAACGGCACTTGGTGGACTACTCCCATGCCTACCAGAGCGCTGAGAAGCATGGGAGTAAGTCTTATCAGCACTACGCCGGAGTCAAAGGAGCAACAATGAAAACTCTAATCGCATTACGCTTCTTTACAATAATCTTTGCAACCGTCTTAATGGTGCATGTATCCATCGACCAGGGGTTCTTCCCAGCCGCTGTGTACCTGTTTTCTGGCTGCTTCGTGGCGGTGTGGTCGCTGCATTGGAGCAACAATGATACTACTAATTGACGGAGACATGTTGGTCTACCGACTAGGATGGGCTTGCAACGGCGAAGAAGAATGGAAAGCGTTGTCGTCACTGGACAACTTCATTGCTGAGATAATGATCTCTACGCTGTGGGATGAACCGTCTGTGCAGCTCTACTTGTCAGGTAAGAGTAACTTTAGACACGACGTAGCCGTCACAGCCCCTTACAAGGGTAACAGAAAGTCTGACAAGCCTGTACACTTCGACGCTCTACGCCTGCACATGCTAGATAAATGGGAAGCTATCGAAACCGTTGGTGAAGAAGCAGACGACGCCATAGCCATTGCCGCCACTGCCGCCTATCCCGATGCCGTTATTGTGTCGTTAGATAAAGACTTCTTACAAGTACCAGGTAACTGCTACGACTTTGTTAAGAAGATAATAACAGTAGTGACGGAAGAGACAGGGCTGTTCAGCTTCTATGTGCAGATGCTAGTAGGGGACAGAGTTGATAACATCATAGGCGTTAAAGGCGTTGGGCCTGTGACGGCTAAGAAGCTCTTAGAAGGCAAGACAGAGGCTGAGATGTACGCTGTGTGCGTAGAGCAGCTGGGTAGCCCTGAGAGGGCGCTAGAGAACGGTAGGCTGTTATGGCTACGTAGGTATGCAGATCAGCTTTGGAACGCACCAGTGGCCCTTGGAGAGTGATATGGACGATACACCGCTAATGTACGAAGAAGGTAGGGTAGCGCACGAGCTAGGGAGGGCTAGAGAGGCTTGCCCGTACCCAGCTCACCACGGGGCTAAGAAGAGTTGGTGGCTCGCGGGCTGGATTGATGCAGATATAGAGCATAAGGCCACTTTACGCGCTACAAACGGTGCAGGAGTAGCAGCATGAGAGGTGAGAAGACACACGTTAATGGCACATGGACACGTAGCCGCTATTTCCAATTCATACGCAGCGCGCTACGTGCAGCCTTCAACAGATACCCCGCGAAGTTTGCAGCTAAGAAGAAGGCTGAAAAGATAGTGATAGGCAGCCGTCACAAGTATGAGTATCAATGTGCGCAATGCACTGAGTGGTTTATGGGCAAGGAAGTCCAAGTAGATCATAAGGTACCGGCGGGGTCTTTGAAGGAGTATGAAGACATTGGAGAGTTCTGCCGTAAGCTGTTCTGTGAATCTACCGACTTACAACTTCTTTGCAAGCCTTGCCACCAACTTAAAACCAACGAAGAACGGAAAAGGGCTAAGCTATGAAGCACCTAATAATTCCAGACACGCAGGTTAAGCCAGACCAAGACCTACGCCGCTTCCATTGGCTAGGTAAATACATTGTAGACAAGAAGCCAGACGTCATTGTCCACATAGGCGATCATTGGGATATGCCGTCACTGTCTAGCTACGACGTTGGTAAGAAAGAGTATGAAGGGCGGCGCTACCTGAGAGACGTTGCTTCCGGTAACGAAGCTATGTCAATCCTAATGAGTTATATTCAAGAGGAACAGGCTAAGCGCATCCATGACAAGAAGAAGCGGTGGAATCCTAGAATGGTCTTTACTACAGGAAACCATGAGTATAGGATAGATAGGGCTGTCAACTCCGACTCTAAGTTGGACGGTCTGCTGACAATGGATGATCTAAACCTCGAAGGCTGGGAAGTGTATCCGTTCCTGCAACCGGTTGTCATAGACGGTGTAGCCTACTGCCACTACTTCACCAGCGGCGTCATGGGCAGGGCTGTCGGCACCGCTAGGCTGCTTATGACTAAGAAGATGATGTCATGCGTACAAGGGCACGTGCAAGATAGGGACATAGCCTACGGACGCAGAGGCGACGGTAGCACCATCACAGCGCTGTTCGCTGGCATCTTCTACGAGCACGACGAAGACTACTTGACGCCGCAGACTAACGGAAGCTGGTCGGGTGTGTGGATGCTAAACGATGTAGTCAACGGAAGCTTTGACGAGATGCCTATCAGTATTAAATACCTGCAACGTAAGTACGGAAGCAAAGGAGAATAACATGGCGTTGACACTGGAAGAAGTGAAAGAGAAGCTGCACAGATTCGATGAAGTTATCATCCTAGAATTGCTGGATGTGTCGTCAGAGGACTTGGTAGAAAGGTTTGAAGACAAAGTGATTGATAGGTTGGAAGAGCTGGCAGAAGACTTGGAGGGGCTATGACAACAATAGCGTACAAGGGAGGCATAGTAGCCTACGACAGCAGAGTCACTGCCGGTAGCCAGATATGCAGTGACTCCTTTGACAAGCGCGTTGCCGTTGGCGCAGTGCAGTTCTTCATGGTAGGGACTACGTCTGACTTCACAGCTTTGATAGAGGCTTACATGACTAACGCCAAAGACTGTGACTACAACGAGGCTAACGCGCTTGTGGTTGATGGCTATAACATATATGTTATAGGCGTAGAAGACGATTTGTTTTATAAGTGCCCTGTGACGTATCCCACGGCGCTTGGCAGCGGAACAAGCCACGCCTTGACAGCTATGGACATGGGCGCTGATGCCGTCACTGCCGTTAAGATGGCAATCAAACGCGATAGCAATTCTGGTGGCAAAGTCAGAAGGTATGTCATTAACAAGAGTAAAGGGTAACTATAATGTTTATAGACATGGGTACTCAGGACATCTTATCGGCTGCTTACTTCCTAGGCTTTTTACACTGCTCTCAGTGGGCGCATATGGACGAAGAGCACGTTAGAGGTGAAAGAGAAACGGGAAAGTTTAGAGAGAACGTAAAGGCCAACGTCGCTGAGATTATGAGAAGCGACTCGCGAGACTCGTTGGCAGCGCGTGAGGAGGCTTACTTGCAAGGCTTTAACCACTGTGTTTGGTGGGCGCCGCTAAGCACCACACACGTTAGTTTTTACAAGGAAACTACACAGTTTAAACACGACTTACAAACCACTATTGTACGGGGAATTACAGGGTACCCTCCCCACCTTCTTGAGGAGAAAACGCATGAGTCAGATTAGAATTACAGGGTATAGAGACGCACAGATGTGGTACAACGGCCTAATTGGTGAAGTCTACCCTGTGCTGGACTATGACGACGTTGCTGGCTGCTTTGAAGTACCTACGCACACAGGGCGCAACATTGTGTATAAAGAAGACTGTGAGTTCGTGTACGATTCTGCGCTGTATATCGACAGGGCTGTCCCCGAAGACGCCGTAACTAGTCCGTCACACTACAACACAGGCGGCATAGAGTGCATAGAGGGCATCGAGGCTGCGTTGACGTCAGAGGAATACCAAGGCTATCTCAGAGGCAATGCCATGAAGTATCTTTGGAGGTGTAACTATAAAGGTAATAAGCAGCAGGACTTGGCTAAGGCGTCTTGGTATATAACTCGATTATCGATGGGGACATGAGGGCTAAGCCGCTAGCAAAGCTTATTGATGCTGATAGAGAGGGTGTTATTAAGAGGCTCACGTACCCCGCCCATAGGCTGCACAGGCTGCACAGACTTTATTGACTGTGCAGCCTGTGCCGTTATTTAATAAGCATCATACCCATACTCTCTAATATCCTGTCTATCCTCGTCTGACAACGCTTCAAAGATTTTAGCAACTTGTGCGCTTACGAGTTTTGGGTCGTTAAGCACTCCTCGGTTAACCCCACTGCTCAGCATTAGCAACCTACGGGCCGCTACCGGGTTAGTAGCTACTTTGGCAAGTACATAAGGAACACCGAACACCGCTAAGTTAGCTGCTAGAATTCCGGGTACGCCCCCTAAGAAACCCCCCGCTGCCGACACACTGCTTATTGACGTCACCGTATTCATACCAGCAGCCATTTCTCTACCGCGCAAGCTCAACGACATAAACTCTGAGGGTACTCCTTCCGAAGTCTCTTTTAAGCCGTTCATTAAAGCTTTAAAGCCGCCGTACCCCTCGCCTAAGATAGCCTTGTAAAGCTCTTCTGTACGTGGGTCTCCTAAGTTGTCTGCTATACGAGTCAGCCCTGCAACGTCTACACCATCTGTAATCTTCTTAGTGAGGGTGTCTTGTAGGAAGGACTGCCGAATAAGCGCCTTAGCTCTTTCAGGTGTGTTAATATCCCCTAAGTATTCACCTCCTCTTTTCTCAAAAGCAATGAAGGCGGTGTCGATAGTGCCCATCAGACTCCTAACCTTGTTAATGTCGGTAGCGCCTACAACTAGCCTGCCTAAGCTTTCATAGCCCCCCTTCTCTGCGGCAGCAATAATGTTGTTAGAGATTAGGTCAGGGTAGAGGTTTGACAGTGTTTGCCCATAGAATTTATTAAGTTCTTTGTACGCCTGTGCTGCCTCTGGGCTGTTCCGGCTTATAGTGGCTGATATCGCCTCTTTAACCTGCCCTTCCATAATCGACAACTCCCTAAAGGCAACGGCGTTTCCAGTAGGGTTTAACACACTAGGACGCATTGTCTCTATCTCTCTTGTCAGGCTTCTTTGATACTGTATAAGAGTTTCAACATTTGCTGTTTTAGCCAGCCTGAAAGGGTTTAGCGTTGTGGGGTTGAGGATAACGCTTTCGTACTGTAGGTGGTCGGCAGACTCTCTAAGAAGCTTTTGCGTACCTTTTGATAGGTGTGTCATTATAGTAGAGGTGTTATCAGCAAACACTTTGTCAATAGCAGACGAAATTTGAGACACGTTAATAGGCGTTGGCCCTGCGCGTGTAACAATCTCGTCCAAGGCTTTACCGTAGTACTCTTTCAACGCTACTTCTGAGTCTTTAACAACCCCCACAAGCGCCTCTCCAAGCCCTGATTGAGTGCGCGCTAGTAGTGGGTCAATGTCGTTAATCATCTCACGGAAACCGCCAGCAAAGATGTCAGCGTTCCTGTCAAACACGCTAACCATAACACCTTTAGAGGCTGTACCCACGTTAGCGATACCTTCGCCAAACCTCCCAAACACCCCTTGTCTACCTGTCTGAGAGGCTAGTAAAGTACCTCCCCTTTCTTGTAGATAGTCCTGTGTCTGTAACTTAGACTCGACACTCCCCGCAGGCAGCTCTCGCAGCCCTTGTGTGGTTGCAGGCGGTTTAGGAGTCCTCGAAGTAAATAGCCCCATAAACCCCTTTTTGTTTATCCCTAACAAGTCGGCAGCGACTTTAAATCCTTTACCTACAACAGGGATAGTTAGGTCAAGAGCGCCCGACCAACTAGCAGCGTTTCCTGCACCGCCTTTGCCGAACCCCATGTTTAGCCCCCTACCTGCGTACAAGTCTTCGGCCACTTCCCCTACTACAGTGCCTACCACGCCCCCTATAACACTACCTGCGTAGATGCCAGGAGGCCCAAAAGGAGCGCCTAAAACACCTCCTACAACACTACCTGTGATGCCTGTGGCGGCGTCGGTATACTCCCCTACACCTAAGTCTTCTTTACCATCCCCTATAGTGTTTAAACCTGCCGTAGAGATGGCGTCGTAGTTGCCGTCCCCTATAGCGTTTAAGTCGGCTGTGGACAACTGATCTATGTATTTCTCAGGGACTCCGTCAAGAATGTGCTTACTCATTGTGATCTCCCCTTTACTGCTCTGGCCCTAGCCGCTGCTCTGCCGCTACCATCCCCTTCTGGGGCGTTAAAGCTAACGCCGTATTTAGACTCCACCGATTCTTTGAAGCCTGCTTCATTCTTCTTAGCCAGCCACGCATTCTGCAAGCCAGTAGCATTCCCGCCGTTGGTGTTAATAAAGCTGGAAGTAAACAAGTTGTACTCAGCAGCCATAGCCGACTTCTTTGCCATACCATCAAGAAAGCTCGCAATGTACTCAGGAGAGGCGTTTTCGTCTGGAAAAGGCGCGTCGGCTCTTTCGACGTCTTTATCAGACGCTTGACCTGGCGGCATACCAGCAGCAGCTGCTGTAATCTTAATAGCTTGATACGTTTGACGTACAGCATCCCTTTCGTCTTGTGTGCCAAACACTTGACGCCACACTGCGGTGGCCCTAGCAGTGTTTCCACTTGGGATGGTAGCGGCCATGTCTCTATACCGGTTAGAAAGCTGTGAGGCTTCTGTAGCCGCTATAAATGATTCCCCCGCCTTAGTCTCTGCTTCTAGCACCGCCGTTTGCATAGAACCGCTTGTAGCGCCTGTAACAGTTCGCTTCTTCAAAAGAGAAACAGTTGCCTGCTTAGCTGCTTGGGTGGTGGCAGTGTCCTGCGCCGTAAGCCAAGCGGCTACAGACTCTTCCGTGTAGTCCCCAAAGTCTAAGGTGTTAAGTACTTGGTCGTAGCGATTAGTTCCGTCAGATTTAGGAGGCACTAACCAGAAGTCAACAGGCCCTTGCCGTCCACCGGCGTTCCACGCCTTATAAGCACTAATGTCAACAGCAGCTCCTCCCACAACTTGGATGGTAGGGCCATCAGCATCTTTGTTTAACTCTAATAGACTTAGCGAGTTGTTCATGTCAGCGTCTGTTCCAGCATTATTGAAAGCGTTTAAGGCGCTAGAAACAGATTCAGGCGTGTAGTCTTTAGGGTCTATTTTAGATAGTATTGTTTGCGCCAACCCCTCAGGCTTAGCGGGGCTAGCCATAACACCGTCCTTGCCTCTCCCAATAGCGGCCATGTTCCATGTATACCCGTTAGAGCTAACCACACTGTCGCTATCGTCTCCTACGGCAATCTTGTATATAGCTTCTGGACTGTCTAAATAAGCGCCGCTGGCGGCTGCTGCTGCTACCATAGAGCGCACACCCTCTGGAAGGTTAGAACCCTCAATCATTTGCTTTTGAGTCTCTAACAAGGTAGATTCCCTTGCTGCCTTAGCCTGCTGTGACTGTACTTCGGTGGCGTACCTACCCTGCTCCATTGCTAGTTCAGAATTACCTTTGTTTTCTTCGTACATCTGCTTAGCTCTCTCAATACCATAGCGTTTTGCGTCCAAGTTGAACTTTAGCATGTCCATTTGTGCTATACGCTGCCGCTCTGCTGCTGCTGCTTTTGCTGCCGCCTCCTCTGCATCCTGCACCATCTTCATCTGCTCTAAAGCCCCCGCCTGCGCTCCTAAGCCTAGTTTGCGTGTTTCAGCTATCAAGCTCTCTAAACCAGCCGACGAGGTTGTATCAGCACCGGACAGCATACCCTGCACACGCTCCGAAGAGGTGCGCATGTCCCTGCCCATAAGATTACCTAAGCCTCTTTGTAGCATGTCAGAGTTACGGGGCTGGTTCTGTGCCATAGAAGCAAACAACGGCGCTAACGCCTGTGCCCCTGCTGGTAGGTTACGTGTAGCCAACTCAGCCTGCCTAAACCCTTGGTTCTGCATCTCAGCTTGGCGTTGCTCTGGAGACTGTAATACATCTTTGAATAAACTTTGCAGATCAATCATGCTCATATTATTAGCTCCTTCCGGGCAAGTTGTTACCGTTACCAACGGGGCCGGTCATGCCCCCACCTAGTCGGCCTAGCAGTCCACTTAGTATACTGTCTAGCGGCCCTGTCTGCGTCGTTTCACCGGCAGCGTTTCTTTGATTACCTAGTAGCGCTAGGATGTCACCAATGGTGTTCTGACGCGCTGCTGCTGCCCCTGCGTTGGCTGTAGTCAGCCCCTCGATACCAGACTGTCCTAACAACGCCTGTGCCTGCACACCCTGACGCTGCCCTGCGCCGGCTATGTCAGCCAAGTTAGTGCCAGCACCGAGCAACCCAAGCATCTGATTCTGTGGTGCAAAACCCATGTTAAACATATTGCCGCCAATGGTGGCGTTCTGTGCCTGCTCAGCCATTGATTGATTGATGGCGGTGAAGGCGTTGTTAGACTGCTGCTCTTGAATAGCCTTGTCCATTGCAAGCTGCTCCGGGGTGCCGCCAAACATAGATGTCCGTACACCGCCCCTTCCTTGGTTAAACTGTCTACTCTCCAACGATAGCCGATCACGCTCTTGCTGCGGCTGCATCATCATTTGCAGCCTATCAAATATCTGCTGCTCTCTTGTAGCGTTAGGCGCCGTTGCCGAGCCTAGCAGCCCCTTAGCCCCTTCAAACAGCCCAGTCTGCATTGCCTGTTGGTCAGCAGAGAGATTGACGTTAAAGCCCCCTGTAGGGTCTGTAGTGACACCCCCTAAGCTGCTGGTAACGGTGAATGGCTTGAACTGTGAATTGGCTGTGACGCTCTGCGCAAGCTGGTTAGACCTGTCAAAGATGTCTTGGCCGCCTGCCTCTAAAGCGTTAGCTGCACTATCTGTCTGTGCAAAGGCACCGGCAGCGGAGGCAATGTCGCTAAAGTTACCGCTTGATGCCATACCTCGTAGTATATCTAGGAAACCGGCCATTAGTATGTACCTCCGTCAATGGTGCCAATAGTGGCTGTGCCGCTCACTGTCAATGTCGCCACCGTCACAGTCCCCGTAAACGTAGGAGAGGCGCTGTTAGCCTTCGTAGCCACTGCCACCGCAATGTTATTAAACTCTGTGTCAATGGCTGTGCCTGTAACTACCTTGGCCGGGTTGCCCGTTGCCAGCGCATCCTTGGCTGCAAAGTCTGTAACCTTTGTATAATTGGACATTAGATAACCCTTCCTATAAGTGCGTAAATGTTCATTTCTTGCAATGAGAAAGTAAAGCTGTTAATAGTGACTTCAATGCCTACGGTGACGGTAACGCCGCTGCCGGAGGTGTTCAATGACGGCTTGTTAATGGTTGTGGGATAGCTGTACTCAGCCCCTTCGTTGTACTCAGAGACGTTATAGTTAGCAGGGTTGGCACTGCCTGCAAAGTTGAATGCCTGCTTCGAGAACTGTAAGCCGAAGTCATAACCCCAATTCAGGATGCCAGCCGCTTGTGGCCCGCCGATAGTGACTAGGTTAACCTTCTTCAAGAACTTCAACTGTGACGAGCTGCCAAACGTCAGTGGATGACTAAAGTAGGACATCAAGTATGTCTCTGTGCCATCGAGATAGCCCCTGTGACGCCCTACGCCGCCCTCTGTGCCAATGTACATCAAACCCGCTGTAGTACGCAGGTATGCCAACGGAACCAAGCCAGTCCACGTTGTAGCTCGATAGGAGCCATCCTCTAAAGGGCGTCGTGTGTCAAAGCAATAAGTAGTGTTGATATCCTTGAACGTCACTAAGTAGAAAGCGTTCTCCGGGGAGTAGAAGCACTTGATAGGGGCGTCAGCAGTTGCTATCAAGTCTACCAAGTCATCTCTAACATTCTTACTCACGTCGCCTATGGGTATTGACTTCTCTTGTATAGTTCTGCCTAGGCTTCTAACCCCTGTCTTGTCTAGGAAGATAATGTCAGCACCTGTGTAGGCTACGCTGTCTCTGGACACGCAGCCTATGCCGTTAATGGCGTCAGCCAGTACCATCGTTGCAGGGGCAGCAGCGCCTGAGTAAACTAGTATAGAGCGCTTACCAAAGATTATTAGGAAGCCGTTGTGTGCAGCCAGCGCTACAATCTCGTCATAGCCGCTAGGCCACACCTTTGATAAATCAATACTGCCTGTGCTGCCACCTGTCCAAGCCCTACCATTTAACAAGTCCGACCAATAGATCGTAGACTTATCTGCGGCAAAGTCGGCCACCCATAGACGGCCATAAGCGGCAATGGCTTCGTTACCCTGTGGCGGTGTACCTGCCGACCCTGCCGTTGCAGACATCGTAGCCACTGCCGCTGTAGCGGAGCTGTAAACTAAAGGTTGGTAGCCGCGCTGGAAGAAGTACATATGTGCGTTAAAGTTAACCATCTTCCAATCATTAGCAGTGATGGTGTAGGCCGCAGGCGTTACGTCCACCAACGTAGCTACACCACTCATAATCTTGTTGTTACCGGCACTGAACACTATCTGACTACCAGCATCGTCTATGTACTCACCTAAAGCTTCTATGCCCGCTGAGCTGCCTAGGTTGCTGTTTGTCTCTGTAGTGTCTTGCGTATAACCCTTACGAGCACCAACCCTGCCATACCTATCAATAATGCAATTGTTGGCAACAGCGGCAAACACTGGCTCTAGGTTAATAGGGCTATCCTGTGTGTTCAAGCCAGCAAAGCCTGGTGCTGTTATGTTAATGCTCTGTAGGGGCTGAGCCACTATACAACCCTCCACAGCAACTCTTCTGGATTCTTAGCAGCGTCTAAGGAGATGGCGTCGGACAGGAACGTCTCGGCAACAGCAAACTGCTCCACTGCTGACTGCCCACCTGTCTCACCTCGTTCACGCAGAGACATACCATAGGCAAGCTGGATAACAGGCTGGTGCGGTATGTACAAGTTGTCTGCCTCGCCTTCCAAGTCTACAGGGTCTTTGACGACATTGAAGATTAGGGAATAGACGGCGTCAGGGATTGGGTAGACTTCTACCACTACGTCACCGTTGCTATCAGTCCCTCGAAAGGTGTAATAGACAGGGGAGCCTGTGGCGGGTGTTGATACGTTGTTAGCAATATCAAACCATGTAGGTGTCTTATATGTCATCATAGTGTCACTAGTGTCGTTTATGACATTAACAAACGTAGCGCCGCTCCCTGTACCGACAACAGAATAACGCTTGTCAGCAATAGCGGTGGCCTGTGTTATAGCTACTCGATACTGTGACCACTTCCAAGCACTGTCAACAGTTGTCTTTGCATCGTTAACAAAGTCACCTATTAGTGCGGAGTAGGGTGTCTGTGCTATTGAAGTTACTTGCGTCTCTCGCAGACGACGTAGGACGTTGTTTACTATAGTTAGGTAGTTCATACTTGTGGTCCTCTAAAGCGTCCAAAGAGTGTCTTCTGTATTGGTAACATTTCAGCCTTAGACTTGAATAGGTTAATCCCAAACAAGCTGTTAACTATAGGCGTAGACGCTGACGCTCCTGCAAGCCCTTGCAAGCCGCGTGCTCCGTCTGTGCCGTCTGTGCCGTTGGTGCCATTAGTGCCATTAGTTGTTGGCGTCACAGGCGTAGGCGTTGGCGTCACAGGTGTTTGCACAGGCCCTACAGGTGTTTGCACAGGCCCTACAGGTGTTTGCACAGGCCCTACAGGTGTCTGCGTTGGCCCTACAGGTGTTGTAACCCCCGCAGGTAGCGTTATTGTGTCAGTCCCTACATAATCCTGAATTGGCCCTACAAAAGGCGTTACTGTAGCAGTTCCGTTATTAACGTTAACACTTGTTGAAGGGACTACGTACCAACCCGCCTCTGAGTTCCCGTTGCTGTCTGTAGCTGCTTTCTGTGCCGCTGTGTCGTCATACGTCTGCCCCTCTACCAAGCCTTCTGGGTTAAACACTGTGTAGGCTTCCTGCGCGTTAGGGTTGTTAATGTTACCGTAAGCGCCTTGCAGCACCATCTTACCGCCTGTGTATATCCACTTATTAGGGGCGTCAGCAAAGACATCTTCTGTGCCGTCTAGAGAGGCGTCACCGCCTAAAGAGGCGTCACCACCTAGGGAGGCGTCTACGGCTGCTGCGGCGGCAGCGGCTTGTTCAGCGGCTTGTGCTTGTGCAGCGTTGGCAGCGGCTTGTTCAGCGGCTTGTGCTTGTGCAGCGGCTTGTGCAGCAGCTTGTGCTTGTGCGGCAGTCCCGCCGGGTAATGAGGTCTCCGTAGGTAGTGATGACGACGTACTGCCTGTAGTGGACGTACTGCCATCTATTACGGAAGTTGTAACTTCTTTAATACGCTGGTTTGCCATGCCGTTAGCGTCGGAAACGTTAACAGGGTCTAGTGTGTTAGTGTCGTATGGGATGCCGTAGCCGGTTAGTATAGCCGACGTCTTATCCTTTAACACAGCCAGTGCTGCATTGCTATCGGCAGTGTAAGTAGAAGACTCTGGGTCTAAGGCGGACACGGCGTCTTTGTACGCTTTCAAGGCCTCAGCGTGTGCTGCGTTGGCTGCGTCTTTTTCCGCCACAGTCATCTGTGCATACTGCGCCGGTGTAGGCGATGGCGGAGATGCGGCGCCCCCTGTAGTAGTGCCACCACCTTGCGGGCCTACCGGTAACGCCCCTAACATGGTGACGCCGTTATTAGGGCCGGGAGCCTGTGCCGTAACTAGTATCTCGTCTAATAGCTGGGACATAAAAACTCCTTATTTGTTACAACCCATAGACTCTGCCAATGCTATGACGTCTTCAACGCTCATAGCCTTTGCCAACTCGCTGTCTGACAGCCCTAGAGCGCGGCCAGCGGACTCTGACTTGGTAAAGGTACCCGTGTAGTCAAAACTGCCACACCACGCTACAGCGCCTGTAGGGACGCCTCCAGAGGCACAGGCTGTGAACGCTAACGCTACTGCACCAATCATCAATAGTTTCATACTTTATCCTTCCAACGTGCAATAAATTGTGAGTAGAACATCACAGCCGGTACTCTCCAGAAGCGTGACACTGTAGCGCCCTGTGCCGTCAATGTATTCCACAGCCCTTTGTCACCTTCCACTCTGTACTTCCAAGGCAGCAGACGCGCATTAGTCATGTTGCAGATTGCGTCATGCTCTAACGAGGCGTAGACCATCGCTGGAGTGTCAATAGCAAACGTGCCAAAGTCCCACTCACTACCTGAATACACCACCAACTTGCCATCAATGTGCAGATCGCAACGCATAGCATCACTATCGAAACTAACACGCCTACCAATAATAGAAGTCTTATAAGTGATGTCTTGAGTGAGAAGCCCTTTGCCGCCCCCTTTAATGAGTTCATAACTAATACCTGTCATTTGTCTGCCTTCCTTTCAACAAGTTTCTCTAGCATTGCTTTAATCTCTCTCAGGTCTTCTTTGTAGTCTGTCTTGGTGACGTAATCTACAGGCATGTTTCGTACATCCTTGTCCAACCTATCAATCAACGTGAATATCCGATTAAGCATCCAACCGCCTAGGATGCCTACGATACCCACAGTGACGTTAAAGAAGAGTTGTATTTCCATAATACTGCGCCTGTTATGTTATGGAACGGAGAAGAATGACTGTCTAAACGGTGTCCAGATTGAATAGATGTTGTTGAAGTTGGCATCGGTTATTGTCAGGCTGTTGCCGTTTGAGAACTGAAACACTGTATCGGGGAACGCCGTTGACGCCGACCTAGCCAGTGTCACTCCCGTTGCAATCGCTGTTAGACCGTTCTGGTCGTCTTTGGTTGCTGAGCATAGTACGCCTAATATTTCTATGCCCGCCATCTTTAGCCTTTCAGTTGCAATCTCAGCTCTAGCCAGCATTTCCTGTGCTTGTAGTTGGCCAAACTTAGATT